ACAGCGCTGCATAAGAATGTAGGAACCATTGCTAGAGCGATAAAAGAAACTAAGAACAGCGCAGTAGATGCAATAGGAACTAGGACAAGTAAAACATTCAGAGCAATAAGAGCTAACGTATCAATCCTATCAAACATGCTTCACGTCTTAACGGATAATGTGTTTACACTCTATAAGACAGTGACAGCAAATATAGTAAGCTCTGGAATAGTCTCTAGGCTAATAAAGAGAATAGTCTTAGGAAGAAATACTGTAACAGCAAATGCAAAGAGAGCTATGAAGAGAGCTATCACAGCGCTGCATAAGAATGTAGGAACCATTGCTAGAGCGATAAAAGAAACTAAGACCAGCACAGTAGATGCAATAGGGACTAGGACAAGTAAAACATTCAGAGCAATAAGAGCTAACATATCAATCCTATCAAACATGCTCCACGTCTTAACGGATAATGTGTTTACACTCTATAAGACAGTGACAGCAAACATAGCAAGCTCTGGAAGTATGATACGTGACCTAGTTGATAATATATTTACATTCTATAAGACAGTGTCAGCAAACATAGCAACTCTTGGGAACAGAAAAACCCTTTCCCGTAAGATACTAAGCGCCCGTACAACTATGATAGCTGTTGCTAATAGATTTACAAAGCGTGTACTAAGCGGTACTATAAGGATGGTTGCAAATACACGAAGAAATACTAAACGAAGCATACTTGCGGCGGCGAAGCTTACAAGCAGCATAGGACGCAAGATTGCATCTAGTCTTTTAAGTACAATAACACTTATAGCACAAAGAAGCAGCAAAGTAACTAAAGCGATCACAGCAGCTATCAAAGTAGTGTCAGCATTGTCAACATACTTAATCGATAATGTGTTCACACTGTACAAGACAGTCACAACAAGCATTGCTGCGAGCATATTGATTAAGCGTGGAACAACTAAGGCAGTGAGAGGAGCGGGTGCAGCCCAGGCTAACCTCAAAAGAACTATTGGTAGAATAGTGTCGGCCACAAGCAAAATAAGCATCACAGCGAGCAGGGCAATGAAGAGTACCTTCACAGCAGTAACGCAGATAGCTTCCACAATCAGTAGATCAACCACGAAGCTAGTAATTGCTCAGGCCCGCAGCTTTGCCTCTTCAATACAACAACTAGTTGAAAACTTTATAACGATATACAAAACAATAGTAAGTAATGTAGCTATCCAGGCTGTGCCAATAAAACGTAATATTACAAGAACAACAAGAGCCGCAGTAGTTATTAGGGACAGTGTAACTAGACAGATTAGTAGATTCTTAAAAGTGACTACTGCACGAGTAGCTGCTATGGGCACTAAGCTTGTAAGAATAACACACAGCATAAACGTAATCGCGAATGTATTCTACGAGCTAAGCAAACAGGCAAGACTTGTCGTAAGAGCAACAGTGGGTGTAACAACTACAAAAACAAATCGCATTATTAAAAGAATAAATGCAGTCACTAAAGCAACAGTTAGACGAACAAGTGATATAACAAGATTAGTAGCCGGATCGCTTAACGCTACAGGCGCCAAAGCCATGAGCACTACAAAACGAATAGCCACACAAGTAGTTGGACGTGCTTTTATAAGCGCGCAAAACCTCTTCAACTATTTCAAAGAGGTTATAGCAAACAGTAGTGCTGCTGCTGCAAAACAAATAAAGACACTAAAAGTAGTTAAAACAGTTTCAAAAATATTGGCCTATATTTCAAGCCGTGCAAGAAGAGACATAACTACTCTGCAGATTGTATGGCAACGATTAATATACACAGTAGGTCAAAAAGGTGATACAGTAAGTCTATACACTATATTAAAGGATCCAATGAAAGTGAGGTGCACAATGGGCTACACTAAAGGTGCAACAGTAGAAGCAGTAGAGGGTTCAACTAAATACTTCGAACTAGAGGTTAGGGATCTTCTCGGCGCAGACGCTGTTCTAACAGGTATGGAAATTAAATTTGGGTTAGATACTAATCCAGCAACACTACTAGACTGTACAGTAACAGACGGCAATATCGTAAATGTGGTAATACCGGCATCACTCTATTTAGAGGCGGGTTTATATACTTACGAGTTTAAAGTAAAACTATCTGACACAGAATACGATTCGCTAGTTATGGGTTTGTTTAAAGTTCATAACTCAGCCATAGCTCTCTGGTAAATGTTAACACTATTATACGTAGCCATAGCAGTCGTGATAATCATTGATATAAGACTAGGCTACGAGATATGGAGGCGATTATGAAAGAAAAGTTCCTTGAGACTCTAGGCCTTAGACTTACAAACTTAATGGCAGTTAAGAGTATTCTAACCATAGCATTTGCTGCGGTATTTATATATCTTACACTAATAGATAAAGAGACGTCAGAATTGTTTGACACAATCTTTGTCATGATTATTTCATTCTACTTTGGGACACAACAAAATAAAAAGAATGAAGTATTGCCAACAACAGGCTGCCCATATGTAAATGCACCTACATTGACGCAGACAATAAATACAACTACTCCGGTATCAGTAGATAGCAGTGTGCCTAGCATTGATGAATCCGCCATATTAGAAGATGACACATGTGTCTAGGAGGTTCTTATGGTATTTCCAAACTTCATAACTAACCCGACGCAAAACATGCGTAAAGTTTCTCCTTTCGGTCCCAGGGTCAGCACTAACACTCTGCATGCTGGTGTTGACCTTGGTCCAATAAAACCAGGAGTATCAGGCGATCCACTTATTGAAGTAGTTGGCGGAGTAGTCCGTATAGCTAAAATAAATAGTGGCGGTATAACTACTGGTTATGGAAACTACGTAATAGTTGAACATAGAGATGTAACCAATCAACCATGGTGTACTTTGTACGGTCATCAAAAAGCCTTGGAAGTTAGAGTGGGCCAAATAGTTAAAGCCAGTGATGTAATCGGCCATATGGGTTATACAGGTCACTGTATTCCAGTAGGTGAAGCAGGAACGCATCTACACTTTGAAGTACGTTTATGCAGCGCGGATAAATATTTTACAACAGCTGCAGTTAACCCTGAGCCATACTTTACCAGAATAATAGCTAGTCCTACAGTAGTTGGCGCTGGGCCTACTGTGCTTTATGATGTATCCGCTGAAGAGATGGCAGCGTTAGAAAAGCTTGTTACACTGGGTGTGATTTCTTCAAAAGACTACTGGCTTAAGGTAATGGAAAATACAAAATACTTTGATCAGTTTGTACTTAATGTAGCTAAAAGACTGTAGCATAAATAACCATAGGCAGCTGATTGTAAGATTGTAAGATTGTAAGATTGTAAGAATTGTAAGATTGTAAGATTTTTAGAGTATATAGGGATTATAAAATAAGTTTTCTAACAGCACTGTTCCTACCTGACTATTGTTAACACTCATATTACTATTACGCCTTTTTCAATAATCTATAATATAATAGTAATAAACAGTACAGTAGACACTTAGGATCGGCCACTTAGGAAGAAAAATATTTTTAGCCCTATGCTCCCCAAAAATCTTACAATCTTACAAATCTTACAATCTTACAATCTTACAATCTTACAATCAGTCTAAGGCCTGCGCTGCTCCAGGGTGCTCAACAGTAGGTATAAAATCATTTGGCACAACGCTGTAATAGCTTTTAAGAAACGGCTTACGCAGTCTTCTTTTTATAGTATAATATATATAGAGTCAGAGAAGCACAGAACCCAAGAACTGCTTAATCAGGCATATGGCTGAAAAAGTTGTACATTTAGGGGTATTTACAGAAGAGGAAAAATGCAGTATAATATATATAGAAGATGAGTTTAAGAGACTGTTACTCTTCAGGAGTTCAGAATATAAAAAAGAATAAAGGAGAAACGATCATGAAAGAAGCTGTAGACTTCACAAAACCAGAGGCTATTGAAGCAGACTTACTCGCTGCCGTTGCAGACGCCGCAGCACCAAAAGAAAAGAAGGCCCCTAAACCAAGAATGGTAACATGCCCTAACTGCGGAACCGCTTTTGAACTGCCTAAGTCATTAGCTGCTAGAGGAGTTGTTTCAGGAATCGCTCTTGAAGATATGACTGATGAGCAACTCAAGATTGAATACAGAAATGCAAACTCTGTGTTCTACAAGACAAAGAAAAATCCAGCATCTAAACCTGAGTCCATTGAAAGAACCACTGCTAGACTTGATGCTGTTAAAGCAATCATGGATACCAGAGGAATCGCTCCAACAGGAAAGACACAGGAAATCACCGCTGCTAACGTTGCTGATATGATCAAAGCCGGCAAGATCGACCTTGATGCTCTTCAGGCCCTGTTAGACGCAAGATAAAAAAGAGCTAGTTACTCCTTTCAGTTTCACGGATCTAGCGGGCTAGTTTGGTAGTCTAGCCCGCACTTTATGGGAGCTTAGTGTAATGGTAGCACAATCAACCTCTGAGAGTATTGATACTCTGAAGTGGTTAAGCACAGAGTTCGAATCCTGTAGCTCTCCCAATATGTCCTATAGACACTTATGAACAACTGGTTTTCCATGCGTCATATTTTGAAGGAAGGTTATGCCGACGCAGTCTAGTCAAGGCACGATCTCAGGTGTATACGAGCTATAGTGGCGAACAGTGGACGTCAAGCAATACACAATCCACTCTCATAACTTTATATGTAGGAGGCAGGCATGCAGAACCGTATTTTTGTAAATGATTACTTTATTAGAATAGAAGCAGATAGTACGGATGAAGACATGTTACGCCTTCTTTCTTTTTGTCCAAGAATAGAGAAGGGACGAAAAAAGATTGAATACTACTGCTCTCTAATGTACCTGCCAGTAGTACTTAAGTACCTACGAGGCATCAACACATTAGAGGAGTGCCCAGAAGGAAATATAAGAGAACGCTATAGAACAGTAGAAACACAGGAAGCCCGTACCGCTTTACTTAAGAAGTATGGTCCAACAGCTTCGGATCCGCTGCTATGGACACATCAGTCTATGGGAGTTGAACTAGCTGAGATAAATAAGCGGTACGGATTTTTTTACGATACAAGGACCGGAAAAACACTGATGGCCTTGAAAATTATGTACAATGCGCTGAAGCGGAATGAAGCGAAGCGATGCTTAGTCATTTGTCCTAGTAGCATAATACAGAGTTGGCTCGCTGATGCTGCGAAATATCCAGAGCTACAGGTAGTAGCCTATTATGGAAAAGACAGATGGAAAGCAATACACACTCCAGCTCACATTGTAATATGGTCGTTAGAGCTAGTGGCCGATAGCTTAGAAGTACTGTTAGCCACTAACTTTGACATCTGTTTCTTTGATGAGTCTTCCAAGATCAAAAGCCATAAAGCAAAGATAAGTGACGCTGCTCTTGATCTATCTCTGACGATACCTCGTTGGTATTTGCTGTCAGCAACACCAGCACCCAATAATGAGTCTGAATATTATACACAAATGAAAACTATAGACCCATACTGCTTTCCAAGTGCAAGGACGCATTTTGTAAACAGATACTTCACGAATACTTCCAGGAACAACAACTATGAAAAACTAGTTTTAAGACCTGAAATGGCAGAAGAGTTTAATAGCATACTTGCAACAAGAAGCATATATGTAGATCAGAGTGTTATGCCTATTGCTGGTAAATACTGGCACACTGTATACTTTGAACTAGAGAATGGGCTTAAGCCTATCTATAACAGAATGCGAGAAGATAGACTTGTAGAAATAGAAGGTACAAACATTTCTAGCACTATGGCCGCTGCCATACGGGCTAAGCTTAATCAAATAACTTCTGGGTTTGTGATGGACACAGACGCGATAAAAGAAAACAAGAAGGCACGTATGCTATGCTACGAAGAAATAGGGACTGAGGTGTATCACCTAAGCGACTACAGACTTGTTGAGATGCAGCGATTAATAACTGATGTAATTGGCGAAGACAAGAAGCTAATAGTCTGGGCCAACTACAAAGCAGAGTTTGTAATGCTAGAAAAGTTCTTTGGCCAGAGCGCTCGTTATCTTAGAGGTGGTACATCACTGGAATATAAACAAGATTCTATAGCCGCTTTTAAAGCAGGCACAGTTAAGCATTTAGTATGTCATCCACTATCAGTAGGTATGGGAATAAACTTAGTAGAAGCGTATAATGCAATATACTTCAGCTGTACAGACTCTTGGGAAGCCCTCAAGCAATCTTCAGAGCGCATAGCTGGACATATCTCAGTACAGCCACATGAATGCAACTACTACGTTATGATAGCAAAAGACACAGTAGATGAAATGATCTACAAAAACGTAAGCGGTAAACGAGATGCATCGTACGGGCTCTTTGAGCATTTGAAAGCAGAGGCACTGGAATGATGAAGGAAAAAGAAGTACTGAATAGAATTTGTATGTACTTTGACATGAACCAAAAATATCCGACAGAACAGGAACTTATGAAAAAGACTAAACTGTTTCTTGAGTTAGTTCCTAATCTGTGGTTTCAGCGTTTACGAGATGATTCAGAGTCAGGTAAGCCTGATTGGCTAATCTGCTACAAAGGTAGATTTATTGCCATAGAGTGCAAGGACGATACAGGCAGAGCATCAGCACTACAAATACAGGAACTATTAAAGATAACTAACTGCGGCGGTATTGCATGTATTTGCCAGACACTCCAACAGGTTAAGGAAGCTATATTTATGGAGGAAGAGTAATGGACCTAATTTACAAGCGTGACAAAACTCAGGATGATGTGAACCAGCTAATAAATAAGCACCACAAGCTAGTCTATTACATGCTGCATAACATGAATCTACTGGATGATCAGGATGCAGAGAGTGCTGCTTTCCAGGCATTGTGGGATGCTGTCGAGACATTCGATGTTTTTTCGTCAGTACCCTTCGCAAACTACGCTTGTACTGTCCTTAAAAATAGGCTAAACGACTTACTACGAGAACGAGCTGCTGCAAAGCGAAATGTTTTCACATTAGTAGAAATATCTTCAGCCAATACTTTGTTCATATGTGATGAGATAGTCAGCCAAGATACGGCAGAGATTATACACCATCACTTTGATACATATGTTAACAGTCCTAAAATTATGCACACAGTAGCTAGGAGTGTATTACTGGTATGGTTTGCTGCAGACTTTGAAATGAATGCAACAAACATAGCAAAGATATGCAAAACTAGCCCATCCTATGTAAGTAGAGTGCAGTGCAGCTTTAGGGCATACCTGTCTAAATATCTATAGAAAGGGGAGACTAAATTGATCAACATGTTTGAAGTGTCTGAAGCTATTGCAGATATTGCAAGAACTTCAAGTTCACTTGAAAAAGAGCGACTACTACGTAAGTATGCAGAAGTAGAGGGCTTTAAGTCTATTCTGCACTTTATTTTCAATCCATATTCGCATACGGGTTTGAAAATGAAAAAATTAGAAAGATGCGGTTCATATGATAAGGTAGTTACAGCCGAGTCAATAATGGAGTATCTACTGGTAAACAACACCGGTACTGATGTTGTTGCTATGATGGCGAATACTTTCGTTGAACAACAAGAAACAGTTGAGGCTGAATGGCTCGCTACTGGCATGGTAACAAACGATCTTCAGATAGGTGTAAATGTTACAACACTTAACAAAGTGTTTGGTGAAGACTTTATACCTAAGATCGGAATTATGCGAGGAATGCTTGCTCCCACTAACATGAAGGGTTACTACATTGCGACAGAAAAGATTGACGGCAATCGTAGATTAATCTTTACACACCCTGACGGCGTAGAGATATATACCAGGTCAGGTAAACGTGATAGCGGGTTATTTCAGATTGAAGAAGATGCAAAGAAGTTACCAGTAGGTTATGTCTATGATACGGAGTGTATTGCTATAGGTGACTTTGCTGATAGCATTGAGTTACGTCAAGCATCTGCGTCTATTCTAAACTCAAAAGGTAAAAGGCATGGAGCCTGTGCAATGGTGTTTGATATGTTGCCTATAGCAGAGTATGCTGCGGGCCGATCAAAATTTGGAGCATTGGGTAGGAAGATGATGCTGGCTAAAACGTTTGGTGATCAACTGTCTATGGACTATTTAACCTATGCGTTTAACATGCCAAGTCTACTTAAGTTCGCAGAAGGCTATGAGACAGTAGAAACGACGTTTATTAAGGTGCTGCCTATCTTAGGACTTATCGAAAGTCATGAAATGGCTCTGGCCCTTGCGCAGCCTATCTGGGATACTGGTGGTGAAGGATTAATGTTAGTAGAGTATCAATCAGCGTATGAAGTAAATCCAAATCCAAGGAAAACACTGCTGAAGATTAAAGCGACCAAAGAGATCAAATGCGAATGCGTTAACATTCATGAAGGCGATAATAAATACACTGGAACACTTGGCGCAATCGAGGTTGCATACAAACCTAGCAACGGTGTTACCTACTTTGTAAAGGTTGGATCAGGGTTTGCAGACTACATGAGAGATATGTACTGGAATGCTCCTGAGCTCATCATAGGCAAGATGGTTGAGATAGACTGTTTTGGTGAGAGCAGAAATGCACAAGGCGGATACAGTCTTAACTGCCCAATATTCAAAAGAATAGTAGGTGAAGAGTAATGCTAATAGCCGTAGATGGCGCCTGTAAAAGAAATGGTTCACCTGACTGTATAGCTGCTGGTGTTGCTTGGATACAAACTAATGATGGCAACATGTACTACAAGTCCCATATTGATAATAACTCTACAAGCCAGCGTGGCGAAATCTTTGGTCTGCTGCTTGCGTTAAAAGAAGCGTCTACTACACAACTAGAAGATGGCGAGGATGTTATCATCATAACAGACTCTGAGTATCTCTATAACACTGTGATGCTTGAATGGTGCTTCAAATGGCGTGACGCTAACTGGAAGAACGGCAGTGGCGAAGATGCAAAGAATGCAGACCTATGGAAAGTAGCTTGTTTGCTGCTTGAGCGCATAGGTAAAGAGAAGGTCTACATGCAGTGGACTAAAGGCCATCTTATGAGCTATACACCAGGCAATGCTAAGAAGGCAATACAGGCGGATATAATGGGCATACAACTATACGACCAAGTAATGACTATGGCCAGCATACCCGCTAATACAGTCTGCATAGTAGATAAGTTTAATCGTGAACGGCGAGATCACGACAAAGACGTTTTACCAATGGAAGTGGCTCGCGAATGGGTTGTCAACAATACAGTGGCTGACTTACTAGCCTACTATATTGTTAACTTATATAATGCTGAGGTTGGGTCTAACCAACAATAATTGAAAAGGAGAAACAAACATGTCAAACGAACTACTGAAAAACAATCAAGTACAGGTACCAGAGGAGATTCATGGTTTTGAAGAGTCAAGGCAAGAAGACATCGTAATTCCTAGAATTAAGGTAGTCAACGCTTTATCTCCTGAAAGAATTGAAGGCCTCGCAGCAGAGGGTGATGTGATTAACTCTTTGACAAAAGAAAAAATTGAAGCGGATGATTTATTCATAGCTATCAAGCAGTACTACTCAAACATTAGATGGAATGCTGATCGTAATGCAGAGCCCAGGATTATGTGTTTCTCAAGAGACGGTAGAATAGGTACAACACATGATGGTGATACGCTTGTATGTGCGCAATGCAAAATGAACCAGTTTGATAATACAAAGACTGGTAAAGAAGCTCAACCATTATGCACAGCTTATCTTAACTTCTTAGGGTTTGTAGAAACAGACATGATGCCTGCAGTTCTTAGCTTTGCTAAGACTAACTATAACGAAGGCAAGAAGATGTTAAGCATAGCTAAGAGTCTTCGTAAAAGCCTATGGGCCTATGGCTACAGTTTAAAAGGCACCAAAGTAACAAAGGATAAGAACGTCTGGTACATCATTACACCAACCCTCTCGGCTAAAGAAGTATCTGATGAAACAAAACTGATGGCAACAGAGTTATTCAAGCTGTATGAAAAAACCTCCGTTAATGCTGACTATGAAGATGTAGCCACTAAAGATTCAGCCCAGGTAATGTCTGACGAAGTCTAGTAGCTATCTCTAATCTATTGACGAGAGGGTGATCCGCATTAAATGGAAAGATTATAGGAACAAGATCCTCAGTTCAGTCGATAATGAAGTCTTTTATACCGACGAGCTTAAAGCCCTAGGCTTAGACGCACAGCGACATGGATATGAACTGAAAGCCCAGTGTCCTTTTAATCATCTACATACAAGCGGTAAAGACAAGAATCCATCTTTTACAGTTAACCTTGAGCGCGGTGTATACTACTGTAATGCCTGCAATTCAAAGGGGAACATACACACATTCTACTCTTTGGTACACAAGACATCTAAGGCAGACACCTGGCATATTTTGGGTGATGCCTTAGAAATACCAAGACCTGATGATGAAGATAGTAGACCTGCTATAGACCCAGCGCTGCCTATAAAATGGCATGCAGCCCTAGGTACAACTACTAACATCGTCAAAGAGATATTAAGCGATAAGCGTGGTCTCACTGAGGCTACGCTTGCCCGCTTTCTAATAGGATGGGATGGTGAACGAGTTACTGTTCCAGTATATGATGAGTTTAGTGAACTGGTTAACATCCGAAGATACAAATGGAATTCATTTGAAGACAACTTCAAAATGACTAATTACGAAGATGAAGTAGGCAATGCTTATGGAGAGAGTAGATTATACGGTATAGAGCATCTGTTTGATGAGTCTGTTAAACGTATAATCTGGTGTGAAGGTGAATGGGATAGACTAGTATCTGAGCAAGCAGGTTTCCCAACAGTCACTGCCACAAGTGGTGCGAATAGCTTTAAGCATGAGTGGTTTAAACTGCTTAAGCTAAAAGAAGAAGTGTGGATATGCTACGACAATGATGAAGCAGGGAGACGCGCTGCAGCATATATGATGGACAACCTACGTGGTATCAAAGTCAAGGTTGTTCGGTGGCCTGAGAAGTTTAGAGAGAAAGGCGACATTACTGATTTACTAGTGGGCGAAAAATACACTGCCCAGCAATTTGAAGAGTTGTTTGTAGACATATCTACTGTCGATGATAATGTTCCAGTAGTTCCTCTTGCACAATCATCAAATGCAAAGTATGCAGGTAAGCGCATCAAAATTCCAGTTTTAGTTGCAGGTAAAGAAAATGCTCCTTTTATCTATCCAAAGAATGTAGTAGTTACATGTGCGGATGCGAGTGAAGAAGCAAAGATGTGTCAAGCCTGTTCTTTATTACTCAAAAAGTCAGCCAGCATTAACTTCACAGCTGATAATAATACGCTATTAAAAATGGTTGATTGTCCCGACGATGTTCAGATGGGTATAGTTAAACGGTTATGCGGTATAAACAGCAAATGTAGCCAAGCAAACTTTGACGTCAAAGAACATGGTAATCTTGAAGTAATACATATGATACCTAAAGCGGATGCTAATTTTGGTTTCGCTGCTAGGCATGAATATGTAGCAAGAAGCGGATATATTATATCAACGAATATGCCTACTAATAAGCGGTATACTTTAGTAGGTTACATGCATGCTAATCCAAATACGCAGCGTTCTACTTATGTGTTCGACGATGCTGTACCTGAGAAAGACATACTTGATGAGTTAGAGGTTACACCTGAGATACATGATCAGCTAAGCGCTTTTAAGGTTAAACCAGGGCAAACCGTTTTACAGAAGTTTGAAGAGATTCATAACGACTTAGAGCGTAATGTCACATACATCTGGGACCGTAAGAAAGTTGCGTTTGCTGTCGATCTAGTTTTTCATACTGTTCTAAATTTTAATTTTCAAGAGCAGTTCGTAAAGCGCGGTTGGGGTGAGTGCCTAATAATGGGCGACTCTGGTCAGGCAAAAACCACAATAGTAGAGCGTCTTATGGGACACTACAGGTGTGGTGAATTACTCTCAGGAGAATCCGCAAAGCGTACAGGCCTTGTATACAACATACAGCAATCAGGCTCTAAAGGTCAGTGGTCGCTGATGTGGGGTGCAATGCCATTAAATGATGGTGGTCTTCTAGCAGTAGATGAATTATCTGGAATGTCAGAAGACGACCTCGCAAAAATGTCAGACGTACGTTCAAGTGGAATAGCTAAAGCTACTGGTGTAGTAAGTGCTGAAACCACATCAAGAACACGAATGATTTTCATATCTAATCCACGTAATGGTAGGCAGCTAAAAGCTGAAACATATGGTGTAATGTCTATTCTTAAACTCTTTGGTAAAGCTGAAGATGTACGAAGACTAGACTTTGCAGTGGGTGTAGCATCAGGTGAAGTTGATACAGCGATGGTTAACAAAAGCATAAAAGATATGCCTGATGTACCGCACATATATAACTCAGACTTATGCAGACTTCGAGTTATGTGGGCCTGGTCTAGACGGCCAAATAACATTAACTTTTCACAAGAGGCAATAGATGCAATACTTGTTGCTGCAGGCACTATGGGCAAAAAATACTCGAGCCGTGTACCACTAGTTGAGCCAGCTGACCAGCGTCTAAAGATTGCACGCTTAGCAATAGCAACAGCCGCCTGTGTATATTCTACTGATGATGGCACAAGTGTTATGGTAGAGAAAGAGCATGTAGAATTTGTAGTCACTTATTTGAATGAAATCTATGACAGTAAAGCATTAGGGTATGACAGACTGTCTACTGATGATTTTGAGAATAGTGATACTACTGATGGAGCAATGATGCGTCTACGTAAAGCGTTTATCAGTATTCCGTTTAATACACGAGAGCTGATGGAAGTTGTAAGAGCGATGTATCAGATGCCGTACTTCAGTAGAAACACACTTGAAGATGCAACAGGTTTAGACAGAGACGAACTAAAGGCGTTATTACATTTCCTTATTAGCAATTCAGTAGTAGAAAAAGCAGGCCAAGATTATAAAAGAACGCCAATGGGACTTGCTTTTATAGAACACCTATTGCTGCAGCCACCATCTGATGCGGAGATAAACGAAGTTCGCAGACAGAAGTTTTCGAATAGTGAGGTATAGAATGAAAGTACAGTACTTAGAGCGAACCACCCTTGCGCCACTCATGGAACTTGAGAGTGTGCCATATATACCTACAATGGGTTCAATAATACAGTTTCCAATGGGGCCACAGCTGTATATCGTAACAGCAGTTGCGCATGCTTATGAGGCTGTTGCACCAGCAAAGGTTGCCATTATTGGAGCACCCGCAGCAATAGACCTTACTATTCGTATTATGGTTGATGCCTTTGATGCAACAGAAGGAGTGGATGATAATGCAGAATCCCCAGACGCTTAGACAGATAATAAAAACCGGAAGGCCAGATGTGCCTGATGTTGAAGTGGAACTCTGGATCCACTATATATCACAGCTTAAAGGCTGCAGTCTACAATCAGTAGCTTCACAGGCACTTGATCAAGATGACTGGTTAAAAGCTAGAGGCAGTGGTATAGGCGGTTCAGAGATTGCTGCCATACTTGGTAAAAGCCCGTGGAATAGTGCGAGACAGATTTGGCTCACTAAGACAGGACAATTCTCAGAGTCTGAAAAGAAACCACAATCAGAACAGGCACGCTGGGGTAATGTACTTGAGACCACTATAGCTGATGAATGGGCAAAGCGAGAGAATAGAAACTACATCAATATACCTGTTATCTTACGTGACGATGCTCATCCTTTTATGTTTGCTAATATAGACGGGTTTACTTTATCGGAAGATAGAACACAGGTTGAAGGTATTTTGGAAATTAAAACAACCTCTGCATTTAATAAGGATGCTTGGGAGACAGGACCAGTGCCTGAATACTACATGTGTCAAGCTAACTGGTACTGCACAATAACAGGGTTGCCTGCCTTCGACATTGTCTGTCTTATTGGAGGACAGAAACTAGTAGGCTATCACTTCCCAGTAGATCAAGAACTCTGTAGAGAAATGCGAAAAGGGGCCGAGTATTTCTGGAACGAAAATGTGCAGAAAATGATCGAGCCCGAAGCACAGGCATCAGACATGGACACCCTCAAAGAGTTAGAGCATACTGAAGAGAGTATAGTGATTGAAGATGAAGGTGTTGAGAACGTAGCTGAGATGTATATTCAACTCAGAGATAAAATTGGACAACTAAGTAAAGTTAAGGATGCACTCTATGCACAACTCTTTGCTGCCTTAGGTACAGCTAGTTCAGCCCTCACTCTAACACATACAATAAGCATAGCTAAATCAGAACGAAGAAACTGTGACCTACTAAAGTTACAACAGGAGTATCCTGAGGCATATAACGAGTGCGTGGGTTATACAGTGTCAACGTCATTAAAGATTAAGTAGGAGGCAACATGGCAGACTTAAACATTGTCTTTGAAAAGCAGAAGGAACTACAGATACGTATGGGCTATGACATTGATGAGATGGATGCTAAAGAGCGCACAACTTACATCAAAGAGTACGCCAATCACCTATCAGTAGAAACATCTGAGATGCTAATGGAGCTACCATTCTTTAAACCCTGGAAAAAATATGAATGGTCGCTAGAAGAGTATGCTGAACGCATGCTTAAGGCACAAGAAGAGTACATTGATATGCTACACTTCTTTGCAATAATTGGCATAGCTCTGGGCCTCTCAGCGGATGATGTCATTGAAGGGTATGTGGCCAAGAATGCCGTAAACCATCAACGACAGGACAATACAGAAGTGTATAAGAGGTGCACTGATGAAGCTTGAAGTATATGGGAAACCAGAACATAAAGTGCAGGGGCATCAGTACATCACAATAACCTATAATCCACTAGATGAGAGAACCACAGTAGTTTGTAATGCTGATGTCGTAACTACAGGTATTGCAGCAAAAGTATTAGCCGATAAATTTAATGAAGTACTCGCTGGTCTAGATTTTGATGTGGCCTACGAGCTGAGTACGATAGTAGCAAAGGTGTGAAGGTATGAAGAATATTGAGATTTCGATTATTGACAACAGCCTATATGACTTTGAAGTAATGTGTGTTGCAATGGCGCGCATGACACAACGGGGCGAAACAATAACTAATCTAGCTGACTTTTATGCATTGCTCGACAAGCCATATACAGAGAAGACACTGCAAGCAATGTTAAAGTTACCTCATGCAACAATCAGACGTTTCACAGGCATCAATATAGTTGTTATAGGCGCGTCACGTAGGTTCTTAGCACAAGTGACAAGGCATCAAGCAGGCGTCACATTTATGTCAGGAAGTCTACAGTATAGTGATTATTCAGGGGCTGCTCATTTTACTGTGCCGTACAACATACTTAAGTTAGACGCCGAGCGGCACGGCAATGCTGAGTTCGTCGAGAACTATCATGAAGTGCAGTATCTTAATTCATGTAGGGCTGCTTTAACAGACTATGAAAAAGCCATAGACCAGGGAGTAGACAGTGATGCAGCAGGTTACATGATGCCACAAGGACTGCGTAATGTACTGGTCATATCAGCTAACCCAGAAGCCTGGCTACATATGATCCAGCAGCGAACATGTAACAGAAACACATTGGAGACGCAGTACGTATTTGCAAAGATCTGGGAGCAGTTAACACAGGCGTATCCTACATTCTTCGAAGGCTCAGGCCCTCCGTGTAAAGTAGGTTATTGTCCAGAAGGTGCAATGTCTTGTAAGCAGTTCTACTCAGAAGCTGATACAGCAACAGATTTGTTATTGCAAAGATTTCCGTTATTGGAGGTACGATAATGTCAATAGAAAAAGAATATGGGAAGTTTATTCCTACTTGCGACAATTGCGGTAGGACACTGGATGAGTGCGATACTTTTGATGATGCAGTAGAAGCAATGGCAGTAAAAGAATGGACTAGGGCTAAAGTAGACGGTGAGTGGACAAATAAGTGCCCTAATTGTTTGGAGGATTAATAATGGCAGCATACATAATTATTGAGGGTCCGGATGGAGCAGGCAAAACCACGCTGATAGAAAAATTACTTGCAACATACAGTGATGCAAAATACCTACACTTCGGAGTGCCCGATGACTACACAAAGCAGTTCGATATCTACAGACATGCTATCGCAGAAAACCAACACCATTCAGTAGTTATCTTTGATCGCTGCTGGTACAGTGATAGAGTCTATGCACCAGTCATGCGACAGCGAGAAGAGATGTCAGCAGCGCAGGTACAAATGCTTGAAGGGATTGTGCAGACCTATGGCGGAGGAATGATTATCTACTTAACAGCACGCACAAATACACTATGGGAAAGATGTACTGCTAGAGGCGAGACCTACATACAGAGTACTGAGCAGCTTGGTCTAATCTCAGAAAAGTATGGCGAAGTGATGCAGGAAGTTGGCCTACCTATGGTCATCATGCATACGGATATCTAGACCATGAAAAAGAAGAAGTACGTCGAAGCTACTGATGTAGTGGCGCCAATAAAACAACCAAGCTTCGTAGAAGTGGCAATGTTGGTACCGCTGGTGATAAACCACTTCGACACTTCTATGATTAAACAGCAACAGGTAAAGGTAGATTGGAAACTATACAGAATTGAGTTTAGGGATGACGTAGCTTACATAGTGCGAGAAATGTGTGACAGATGTGGTAAGGTGCTCATTCCTAGACGTAAGCGTATGCTTAGAGAATATAAGTCAAAAGAGTTTGGGACAATCTACTTTGAAGCAGGAATATGTAATGACTGTATAAATGCATCTGTATACGTAGACAAGTACCTAGACGGCACCGTGCTGACAGAGGCCGAAGCCAAAGCACTGTTCTATAAGTATGGCGTAGATTATGAAAGAGCATGGCGTGTAGTACTGGCAGCGGCTCCACGCATAGCTATGACTGAAGAAGAATGGAAACACAGATGTAATTTCTTTGGAGGCTGTGCTATGTGTGGTGGACCTATACAGATAAAAGCAAGTTTCTTCCCACGTAGGTTTAATGGTGAACACACAGCATGGAACGTTATTCCGTTATGCGAAAGCTGTATGACTACGTTTTATAGAGGCAAACTAGATGTAACTAAGGTCTGCCATAACTACAAGATATTTTCAACCAACAGTAAATTTCAGAAGACTAAAACTATTCGTATGTATCTACTGACTCAAATGGAAAAGCATGACTTATATATCGAGCCGCTTCAAGAGTTCAGAAAGAGATTCTTCGAGACTAAAACCCTGGAGGGTAGTTTATGATGAACATGTACTCTAACAAAATGAAAGTGTTTGTAGACTTTCTTCTAGACCTATCGACGCTTTCAAAGTGCAACTCTAAACAGAATGCTGCAATCATTATAAACAAAGCAGCAGATCAGATATATTCAATAGGTATAAACGGTGGCCCAAAAGGTGGCATGGATTGTTTATGCGATACAGGCACAAAGTATACCTGCATACATGCAGAAGCAAATGCAATAGCTAAGTGTAATGCAGTAGATCAAGAAAAAATAATGCTGTGCACCACCTCACCATGCGTGACATGTGCAGCGATGATTATCAACAGTGGTTTTACTCATGTCTTTTATGTGGAACCATACAAAGATGATACTGGCACTAGAATGCTGAGCGCAGCGGGTGTAGTAGTAAATAGAATAGACTTAACAGTTTGGCATAACCCAGATATGAAGAGATAGGAGGAATAAACATTGGCAGAATTTATATATGTAGCTACGGAAGAAGAAAAACAAGCAGTTGTAAAAGCATTGGTAGCATTGAATGCTATCAGGCATCTAAACTATATGTCACAGGCTACCATATCTGAAGAGTCTGGTGTTAAAGCAACCAAGGTAAGAGCAGCGCTAGAAGAACTTATAAAAGAAAAAGCAATTACGCAGTATGTGATTGATGAGATGCGATCTGTGAAGCGCTATTACTATGTGGTTGAGCCACTCGGAAGAGAAAAATATTTTAACGGTGTTGTGCCAGTTATATAAAAACGGCATACACGCAGTCTTTTACACAGTATAATATAAGTAAGAGGAGGGTTGAAATACACCCTCCCAAAGACTGAGAGGAGACAGTAATGGCAATCAAAAAGAAGAGTCCAGGTAGTATAGTTCCAAAGTATAGCCGGTCATATTCGCCGCTTGATTTCAGTTCATTTGTGGAGCCAAATTTTATAGAGGCCACAGCTGAGCAGGTAATAGCACGCATTAAACCGGCTGAATTTGACTTTATGCCTGGACGTAAATTTGTGGCAGTAGATACAGAAACATTCTATACGGGTGTTGCAAGTAATCATATGCCAAGCCATGTAGTACGTAGATGGATAAAGACTAAGTCAGGAAAAGAAATTCCAAATGACTTTCCGTTCACTATCCAGATATGTGATGGTACAAATTCATTTATAGTCTACGACACGCTTGAGAATAAGTTTGCTGAATTTAGAAAGTTATCAGTAATCTTAAACGATCCCACGATTGACAAAGTAGGCCACAATATTGATTATGATTTGCATATGATTAATAATGCAGGTGTAAAGATGAGTGGACAGTTATGGGATACACTGTTCCTAAGCAAGCTAACACGTGCTGGAGCGTTCACACACGGTTTACTTGATGTGTCAGTAGAAATCCAGGATGAAGAACCGACTGTAACAACCTTTGAGTATATGGTAGATAGTTACAAAGCTATGAATAGAGTTACGGACTATCGTCAGATACCTAAAGAACTGCTTACACAATATGGCTGTGCTGATACATGGAACACACTGCTAGTCTTTAAGCATTTCTATCCGCTGCTATCTACGCTTGATAAAGAGAAAGATCTGCGTGGACTGTATGAGCTTGAGAATGAGGTAATGCTGGTATGTTACTCAATGGAACGCACAGGTATAAGAGTAGATGAGAACTACAAAGATATTCTTATTCCTGAGCTTACAGCAGAGGCAGATGCAGCAGAGAAAGAGATCTACGAAACAGCGGGCATGGTCTTCAATATCAATAGTGGACAGCAGATCTACTCTGCACTCAACAAACTTGGATTTGGTCATCTTGTGAAAATTAAGCGCGATACAGGCAATCCAATACTTGACGCTATTGCAATGGAAGAGCTAGACAACCAAGGTGTTCCACTTGTAAGCAAGATACAAGGATACAAAGCTGCAAACAAACTACTGAATACCTTTGCTATCAAGCTGTACGAGATGTGCGACTCACAGGATATGGTACACTGCAACATAAACTCAATGGAAGCTAAGACCGGTAGGTTCTCTATCAGTAGTCCATCAATGCAGAACATGCCAAGAAGAAAAGATTCAAGAGTCAGAGATGCTTTTATAGCTCCAGACGGCTATACCCTATACGACTTTGATTTTAAGTCACAGGAGGCAATTATACTTGTTCACTATAGTCAAGCACCATACCTTCTAGAGATTATCAATTCTGGTGGAGATATTCATCGGGCTATTGGTGGTCTCATTTATTCTTGTAAGTATGAAGACGTAACTAAGAAACAAAGAGAAGCAGCTAAGTCAGTCGAATTTGCAATAATATATGGAGCGGGTGCTGCTAAAGTAATCACTATGCCTGGTATGGAAGGTGTGACTATCGGAGAAGCAAATGCCATTATCTACGACTTCAAACGTAATGTTCCAGAGGTTGATGCGTTCATTAAAGCTGCAAACAACAAAGCTAAGTCAGCAAGGTTCGTTCGCACAATCTTAGGCAGACGTGTGTACGTAGACCACAACAAAGAGTATGCCTGCGTTAACTATGCTATTCAAGGTAGTGCAGCAGACTCTACGAAAACTAGACTCGTGGCCCTCTATAAATTTTTAAGGGCCAATGGCTTTAGTTCTAAAATGATTCTACAAGTTCATGACTCGCTGCTATACATCATAAAGCAATCTGAGGAGTATATACTTGGATGGCTACGTTGGATACAGACAGAGCGTGATCTATTTAGAATACATGTAACAGTAGATGTAGCTATTTGCTCGCCAAGTTGGCGTACTAAAGAAGACGTCGATGTGGCAGCCGTAGAGCCCCCAGCTGATCTAATGCAGAAGGCTAGGGACTACAATATGTGGGAGGGATATTTTGAATGAGTGACCAGTCTAACTATGAGCTAGCAGCTGCTTTACTGCACTTTAAAGGTGCGTGGAAAGCCTTGACAAAAGCCAGTATTCCAGCACAGGAAATCGATCTTACCTATCTATACCCGTTCCATCTTCTAGACTTTGAAAAAATAGAACCAGCAGTATCACAGTGGTGTACTGTACACGCAGCAGAACTACTCAATAACTTGCCTGATAAAGTAGATAATCCGGCCTGTGCTAAGTGTTACTACTTTAGATGTGGAGTCGCACCAAATGGAATTTGTTACGGTGCTGACGCAGAGAGGTGCGGACTATATCCACTCGTACCGTTTAGCAGAGAGATCGCAAAGCCTTTTATGTTGATACATAATAGCGAACTCAAAATCTCAGATTTAGCAGACACAGAATTACAGCTGCTATACATGAGCAAAATGGAGGAACTATATGAGCGAACAAAAAAGAAGACAACGAAGAGTCCAGAGGAAAATAAGACAGACGCTACTAGTTACACTAATCTTCATATTGACCCTAAGTTTGTCAACTACGATTTCAGACAGGAACCAGAAAGAGAACATATTAAAACAGAAAAGCCAGCAGTTATTAACAGCGACGCACACTGGGATGAAACTGGAGACAGCGTACCAATCCTGGCTACTGCAATCAAGAAGCCCGTTAGGGAAGGCCACAAACGCTGAACTAGACTTAATCACGCGTGTGATAATAACAGAAGCAAAAAATCAACCAATAGATGGACAGATGCTAGTAGCTCAAACAGTATATGATAGGCTACAGCAGCAGGTATGGGGTAAGACAATAACTGAAGTGTTAACAAGGCCAAACCAGTTTGCAGCACCCTATGCAGGCGATATTAGTAAGTATCCCGCAGCTAGCTATGCAGCGTATGCTGTGTTTGTGATGCACGAACGAATTAGCGAGGATACAGTGTTGGTCTTCTTTAATCCAGAGACTGCTAACCGTGGCGCTGTAAAAAGCATGCGTAACAGGTACGAACTGATTATGGTGGTAGGTCAGCACGAATTCAGAGGAGTGAAAAACGATGATTAAATTCTTATCAACAATGTGGGTACTATTCGCAGTATTAGCAATAGTGCTTGCGATCGCAACAATAGGCACTATACCCATACCAATAGTAGCAAAGCTCTTAGCGTTCGCATTAGTTATGTGGTACGCTATAGGTATAGCTATAACCTACGCAAAGGATTGAGTATAGGCCATATACAAGGAGGAGACTGATGTTATTCAAATGGTTTAAATGTCCTGCATGTAAGAAGATATCAAGTGCTGGTGAGTGGAATGAAGAGACTTTCAAGCTATGTACCAGTAGAGAGGCTAGACGTGTCTATGTAAAGCTGCAGGACGTAGGTAAAAGACGCAACTGGTATCAGTGCCCAAAGTGTCATATACCAAACTATGCTCACTTAATCAAAGGGATTCTACAATCAGATATACCTAAGGAGGTGCAAGATGGCGAGTTTAACGGTCGTAGCGATGCGAGAGGAACTATGCAAGATGTACAAGGGAACATTCAAGTGGACGCAGAAAGTTAAAAAGATGTCCGATGCACAAGTGCTAGCAGTTTATCAACGTTTTCAAAAACAGCAGTCTAAATAGGAGGAAAGCAGTGGTAAGAGTAGATGTTAAGTTATGTCCAGAATGTTTAGTCGGTTTAATTAACGGCGTGCCGTATGTAGATAAACACGGCAACAACATTCCATTAAAAGGTATTCGTCTAACTAGGGTGGACTACAAGGTATGCGACCATTATGTTAATGGGAAGCATATACCAAAGCCAGTGGTACTGCATTTAATGAACTGCAGAAACTGTGATAGGTCACACTGGATAAAGCTAAGAGATGGTGTAAGACCTACATGTCCTTCCTGCCATTCAGCAAGATTAATTGAAATAGAAGGAGAACGATAATGATCAGTGATTTCAAAAATGGAGAAGCAATAATTGTACGCCTACCACTGGTAGAGGCAGATGTTAGAAAGACCGTTACTAAGAAGAACTTCTTGTCAGCAGTATTTACAGATGGTACTGACACAATAGAAGGCAAATGGTGGGACTATAATATCGCCAATGTCATGCCTGAAAAGAATAAGGTCTACGAAGTATCGGCCATAGTTAGCGAATACCAAAATAAACCGCAACTCAACATAAACAGAATGACATTATCTCTAGATCAAGACTTGACACCTTTTATGAAGAACATCGGTGTCTCACGTAAGGATCTAGAAATAGCAGTGGCCAAAGCACTACTGCAAATAGAGGATCAACAACTGATGAGTTTCACAGCTTTTGTCTACGATAGATATGCTGATGAAATATACCTAGCACCATCAGCCTCTGGTGTACACCATGTAGGTATGGGCGGTAATGTAGTGCATTCTATCGAAGTCTTTAACATTGGGTCAGACATTGTTAAAAGTTACCCTGCTGCGAATATCAGTGGCGATTTAGTGAAGGCGGGTGCGCTACTGCATGACATAGGTAAAGCAAGAGTCTATAAGATGACAGGGCCGGTCATAGATTACACTGAGATAGGCCACCTGGTAGATCACATTGTAGAAGGTGTGAGCATGTTGCGAGAATGTGCCAGACATTATGCAAGTAGGGAGTCTATTACCGATCCACAGTTCTTCCATAAGATAAACATGCTAGAGCACATCATCGTTAGCCATCACGGTGTCCTAGAGTATGGCAGCCCAGTAGTTCCTAAATTTATAGAAGCCCACATCATAAATCGTGCTGATGGTATCTCTGCAACTATTGACACGCTGCTAACAGCAAATACAAAAGCCGGCGATGCAGAAATGACAGATAAAGTATGGGCATGCAATAACAGGCAACACTTTACGCAGCTATATGTTGCTGGCGAATTCGCGGGGGTTGACACCGGTGGATATTAAAGACTTAAAAATAGTGCATGAAGGTGTTGAGTTTAGCGCTGAACACTGGGTAAGGTATATACAGGACCAAGTGCCATATGTAGTATCCAACTTAGTTAATATTAACCTAATGCCAGGAGACATATATGACTTCAGCATCAGACTAACTGCACTAGTAGGTCATAAGTTAAGCGGTTCATTCGGTCTTAAAAGCATAGAACCAGTGGCCACTAGAGATTTGTTGACTGAGATGCGGAACTACATTGAAGAGCAGGAAGTAGCCTCTCGTCAAGACTATGATTACACCATTGGGTTAGTAGACATACTGCGTGAAGGCACAATGCCAGAGATCTACGGAAAAATAAACAAAGCTATTGCACGTGTTACTGAAGGAGGCTACCATGCCAGATAAGATGCCCGAATCAAATGTTCCTTTTATAGTGTTTAGACAGCTCGCATATGTGCTGCATGATAAGTACAACTTCACAAAAGAAATGCTCACCGACCTTTTAATAGACTGGCATGAGCTAGCTACTGATGTAGGTGACGACCGTCTAACATATTCTGATATGGTGCAGGCCATGATCGACGAAGACTTTATGCCGGATCTCCTGAAAGAAATCAGGTAGAGTAGTTTTTAAGAAACGGCTTACACACCGTGTAAATTGCAGTATAATATTATTAGAATGTGAGGTGCATATCAGCATGACGATGGTCAAAACAAAATGTGATTTCTGTAAGGCTCCAGCCCTGTATGATACCCAGACTAAAATGGGTCCATGGGCAAACGTATGCCAAACTCATTTCGACAAGTATTCAACCAAGGTATTAGGCCTCTACTCAGTGCTAAAACAACCCGAGCCCGAAGCTACTCTACATTGTGTCGTCTGTGGCCAAGACAAATCAGTAGATCATTTCTACCATTACACTGATGGTCATGGCGTAAAGCGAATTCGTAGAGACTGCAAAGAATGTAACCTCGCCCAGAAAAAGAAGTTATCGTTTAAGAAGTAGAAGGAGACTGAAATGGACGCTCTAATTATCAACTACAAACCAGAAAAAGACACAAAGAATACAACTAAGTTTGCTGCTGACACTGACGATGAAAGACTTGCAGGTGCTGTAATCTACTTGAATAAAGAGATTGTTAAACAGCACGGACTATCAAGTGGCTTCACAGTCACGATCAGCGCAATCTAATGGCGGATGTATATGTGCCTGTGCCAGAGGAGTTCAGAGACTCTGATGATATACAGTGCACATTATGTGAGGAGCATCCGGCAGACTTTGAAGTCTATGTGGATCGCAGAGTCTTTGAACGAAGAAAAGAACCGAGACCTGGAAGTACAGATAGGAGGACTTTATGTCAGAAATGAAACGTTGCGTGCAGTGTGGGTTGTTAAAGGAGGCGGAGGAATTCCGCCCCTACACCTACAGCATAGAGAAAGGTACAGGAGGCAGATACCGTATTTGCAGGACCTGTGAAAAGATAAACGCAAGATACCACACACTTAAAAAGCAAGTAGAAGCAACGTCAGGATACTCAGGTGCGTCCTTTGATTACACTGAGCTCCATGAGATCCAGGAGCTTTATGCAGTGCTAGAGGCTAGAGGCTTGCGTACACCAACCGCTGCAGTAAAGGTTAAGCCTTTATCAGACACAGCATCTTTACTTGCCTTTTATGCAGAGGCGCCAACTGTTGTTAAGCCTAAGGTTATGATAGCCACCAAGACTACAGTAGATATTCCAGAGGAGCTAAGTATATGGCTGAAGGCACCATTCGTCGAGTGGGAAGAAAAAGGCCTGAGCCCCGAGTTCCTACAGGAAACAATCTACGAGTCATTAAAGGCTAAGTATCGTCCACAGACGGGCGTAGACAAAGAGCGTTTTATACCAGTATACGATGACACATTCAAAGATGTGCTTAACGAGATTCTTAAGCGCTTCGACGACTATGAGGAAGAGTATGCTGATCCAATCTTAAATGAGGAGGGATCAAGATGACAAAATCCGCTAAAGAGATGCACGATGAGATCCAAAGGCTTAAGCAAATTTGGGCCACAGCCATAGTCATAGGTGATAGCGAGATGGAGGAAATAGCTAGACAGGCAGTAGCTAGGTTCTTTAGCGAACATGCTATGCAGCTGCTTGATATGCTTGATGATGCCTACTACAAATACCTAAAGGCTGGTGGCCAGCAATGAAGTCAATAAATATGCCACCTGCCATGATCTATGAAGCTCGCTTTACGGGTCGTACACAGATACGCTTTCCTATCCGTAATTGGCAGGACATTAGAGAGCTTGTAAACCCAATGCCTGGCTGCTTAGAGCCGGGTACCCTTGAGCCTGATGATGATGCCAGCCCTATGCTTATAGCTAAGCTACACTGCGAGCCAGTAGGCGTGTTCTTCTGGGACCTGCCGTATGATGTAGATGAGATAACTTATGCAGTAGGTCACCCTGAGGTCAAGTTAAAGATCACTAAAGTACGTGCACAGCGTATCCAAGATATGTCAGCTAAAGATGTTGCTGCAGAAGGTCAACCTAACCTAATACAAGCCAGAGTAAGTTGGGACAGTAGGTTTGGTAAGCAGGCATCCAAGTGCTGGCAGACTAACCCATATGTATGGGTCTATGAGTTCGAGTTAGTAGAGGAGACACCGCATGAGTAAGCCAACCACTGTCATAATCGTTAACAGTCCACTGGAATTCTGGGGCCTTTTATGTAAGTTCCGTGTTCCACTAATTGCTCGTCCCCGCATGCTGTTTAGCTACTTCTTTGGTAAAAGAAATAAGTAGCGGCGCTGTTCCGACTTATAGAAAAAGGCATACATACCGCGTATTACTTAGTATAATATAATTAGAGAGTGAGACAGTTAAATTCTCGCTCTCTGACTGTATAATAAACGGAAACTGAAAGGAGCCAACTATGAACAACACGATCTACACCATAGTCGATGACATCACAATCAAAAAGTCAGCTGAGAGGTTTGGCAGAACATTTAACCAGCAGCAGACAATGGAGAAGGCTGATGCTATAATGGTAGCAGTCCAAGATGCAAATGTAAACACCATGCCAAAGTATCCAACAGAACTGGGTATGTCTTACGACGAACATCTTTGCAACTACTCAGTAATGTCCATGCCTCCAGAAGATGACGAAGATGTAGCAAACATTAAACAGCTGGAAGAAACCACTCCAGTGCTAATCTTCGAAGAGTACACAGCATGGCTGTATGACAACCAGCATCTCATTGGTGCGCTTGAGGTTATCACAAAGGGCCCATGTCCTATATGTGCCACTGCCATGCCGGTTGAAGCATATGTTGAGATCGACAACTGTGAGATAAAGATACTGCAAGGCGATGAAGTTACGTGTCCCGCATGCAGTGCAGAGTGGCATATTGGTGCATCACTTATGTTCCAGTTAAAGCACGCGGGTGAAGGATGCGAGTGTGAGCATCATGAGTGAGCAGACGCTGAAAGGCAGCCTTGAGGTTAGCTTAGACTCAAGCGTTAACCTACATAAGCTCCTCGGCTTTGCTAGATTTGAGGTTTGCCCGAACTGTCATTGGATTAATAACTACAATGCTGTAGGCTACAAAAGACCAGTTATCACTGAGTGCTGCCACAAATGTGGTATGCCAAGACCGGAGGGAGGTTTTACCCATGTCAGTAGCTGTGAAATGTCCAAACTGCGAAAAAGAAAATAAAGTAGATTTGTCAAACATCTATGATGATGGCGCACTAGTTGAAGGAGCAGTAGATTATCAGTGTGCTAACTGTGGTGCCGAAGTTACTTTACTGCTTACTCAAGAGTTTATTGAACCTGACATTCCAAGAGGACCAGACCCTGACCTATTATATGACCAAGCCCGTGAAGCTAAATACCGCATTGACGGTAGGTAAAAGAGGAGGAGACTGAAATGACGTTAGATGAGATCCGCGAAGCTATGAGTGAACAGCAGCGACAAATGAAAGAAGCTGATCCAGCAGGCTACCGCAAAATGACTATTGGTGCACTTGTTCAGACTATGAGCGAATCATTCTGGGCCTACACTAATGAACTGCAGGCCAGTAAGAAGATGCTCATGATCGCACTACACTATACTGAGGAAGAGGCCAATGATATCCTCACTGATGTGAACGTGAAGCTGATGCAGGCGTTCAATGAAGCATGTGATGAGAAGATTGGTGATGTGCCTGACAAAGAAGATAAGCATTATGAAGAGCATGAGCATGACTGCGACACCTGTGATATCTATGATAGGTGCCCACTGCCATTTAAGAAAGCGAGGGATTAACATGGCTTGGAGAAAAATGTTTGTAGACATAGACGACGCCACAAAGTCTGTACTATGCATAACTGATGATGCGCACTGGAATGGCTGGGAATGCCCAAGGTTCACTAAAGAAGAGGCTGACAAAGTTGTAGCATTCTACTCAAACAGAGCTGAAGGATACCCTGCGCAATACAACCAAGCAGCAGACCAGTATGAGTTCTTCATGCAAGACGACTGGGATGACCACTGCAATGAGCAAATAGACGAAGACAATGAAGACAGTGGCTGGGAGATATACAAGGGATATGATATCTGGATGGATGGTGAGCCTGTGCATGTGTACGCTATAGGTGCATGGTCTTGGATATGGTCAGAGTCTCAATGGGACGATGAGCCTGATGATGTATTGGAGGAGATAGACAATGGCTAAAGAGTTTGCTGAACGTAAGTTCAAGTGGCTGAATATGACGGAGTCCATGGGATACGGCATTTGCAAGGCCACTGACGGTCATCAATACGTATACGATTACATCACAGTAGATGGTGAAGAGTGGACCATCATATCGCTAGATGAATGCCCGCAAGACCAGCACTCTACACCGCTTAGATCACTCTACACTGAGTACGTTGAAGAGGGTGGGGATGTAGCCCGTGAGTTCTGTGAGCTATTGACAGACTTCACAGTCCGTGAGTTCTATGACAAATATATGCCGGATGCCTACCTAGACCCAGCCCCTGAGCTGCGACAGATTGCTGAAGAGCATGTGCTTGACCATTGCGAGAAGTGTGGCTGCGACGACTATATAGTCCATGACAAAGCGCTTGATGCTTACCACCTAGTACACCTTGACCTTCGCTGCTTACACGAGCAATGTATCCACCCTGAAGTCGAGGATGCTGAAACGCCCGAGGCCCTAAGCTCTTTTGAGAACAGGCGCAAAGCTGTCTGGGCTCTACCGCCTATCACCATTGATGACCTTGAGTGGATAGTTGAGCTCATGTCTACACAAAAGCTTAGCCACAGATCTACTAGATATGATCTATACCAGCAGCTTCAACAGCAAATTGCTGATTGGCGTGAATACATGGGACTGCCCAAGAAGGAGGAAGACAATGATTAAGCCTAGCAGATGGCCATTCATTGCTGTGATCATTGCATTGCTAATCATTGCGATCGGCTTTACAGGTTGTGGCGATGGCCCGCCTAGGACCTACGACATCACAGTCTTTTCTGGCGCCGCTGTTATCTTTGAATACTCAGGCCCGGTGCAAAAGATGTATTGGGCCACTAGTGAACGTGTGACAGTTGTGTGGATGGATGGGTCAGAGACTACATTCCAAGGTGGTGCATTTATATGCACTAACTATGAAG